AGATAGTTGCTAAGGCTCATTAACATACAAACAAATGCAAACCTACGTACACTTATCCCGCGAATCCGGGAACCAGAAGACGGGACCAATCCCTGTCTCGACTACATCAGCGAAAACATGTCCGCCGTCTTGTCCCTTTAATCGGGGACAGGGTTGTTATGCGGGGAGCGGGCCGCTTGCGTTGCATTGGCGAAAGGTCACCGCAAGGGAGCGCGGGATGGCTTGGGGTAAGTTTTGCGCGGAGATTGCGGGACTCCCCGAGGGTCAGCTATGGCGCCATAATCAGGCAGGGGATCTTCCCGGCTCCGGGGAGCGGATTAACTCTCGGGAGCTGTTTGCGTTAGTCCGCGCAAACCTAGGCAAGCGGGGATTCACGTATACGCACAAGACGAATTCCCGCAGCAACCTTGCTGCGATTGCAAAAGCCAACTCCCGAGGGTTTACCATTAACCTTTCGGCTAACAGCCTTGCACACGCGGACACACTTGCGCGGACCCAAGCGGGACCTGTCGTTTGTGTGCTCCCGCAGGAACAAACGCGCAATTGCTTAACTCCCGAGGGACGCCGGGTGGTAGTGTGTCCCGCTACGCAACGGGATAATGTTAGCTGCGCGACCTGTCAGCTATGCTCCCGCAGGGAACGGTCAGTCATTATCGGCTTCCCCGCACACGGGACAAGCAAGCGCAAGGCTTCGGCAATTGCGGGAGGTGTTTTGTGAAAGCTTCATTTCCGAAGGCGCAAGCGATCCTTGCAAAGCGGGGAGCGCGCTACCTTGCGGGAGCGTGCCTTTCGCACGTTTCTTTTAAGCTTTGCAACCTGTCAATTCGGGACCTCCCGGACCTCCCTTGCGGGATGGACTATCGGGACCATTGGGAGGAGACTTGGGAGGCCGAAGGCTTGACCGAAGCCAACCTTGCGCAAGCCGTAGCCGAAGCCGAGGAATGCGTGCGGGAAATCTTGCAAGGCGAAGGCCTTGCTGACCTAGCTGCCGAAGCCGAAGCCGTAGCTGATTGCAAATTCGGGAGCCGCTTCGGATGAAAAAAGGCGATTTCGTGACCACCGCCGCGTGGCTTGTCGTTTGCGCGGCCTTCCTTTTGTACGGCCTCGGCCTCGCCATTTTGGGCTAACCCAAGCCTACCAAATCCAAGCCTCCCTTTCACCGGGGAGGCTTTTTCGCGCCTATTTGCGGCGATCCGGGCGTTGCCTTGCGCGTTTCCTTGCGATTTGCGGGGCGCGGAGAACGCGGGGAGTGTCACGGTAGCCGCAGAGGGTCAAAGTGGCTAGAAACGCAAGGAAAGGCCCTTTCCTGCGATTTCTGGAATTTGGGAACTTTGCCCAATCCAATTCTGGGGGTCTTACCCTAGGCAGGCCCTATGCGTAGCAATACCCGGGGAAGAGGCTTGCCGGGGCGCGCGCCTATTAGGGAAAACCGTCTTAAAGGCCAAATCCCCCTTAAAGGGTGAATCCCCCGCATTTATGACCGAATCCCAACTCCTGATCCTATTCCTCGCGATTGTCCAAATGGAGAGTGCCGGGGACCTGAACGCCCGCAACGGCTCCGCCGTAGGCCCGGCTCAAATCCAGCCAGCCGTGGTTAAGGACATTCAAAACTGGGGGCACCAAGCCTCCTTAAAGGACCGATCCACCCTTGATGGCAGCTTCCGCCTGTTCTGCCTCTACACCGACAGTTGGGTGGCGCGGCACAAGCTACCCGACACGCCGCAGACCAGAGCCAATATCTGGAGACACGGGCCTAACTCAAAGTATGCCTTAAAGGGCCAATCCACCAAATACTCCTTAAAGGTCGAATCCCTCATTAAGGATCAACACCTTAGTTGGGCTAAGCCTAACTGCCTTAAATGGCTTAACGACAGAAGGAAGCACGATCTCAGACGCTAGGGTGATGGCCACTTTCTTGGCCGGGATTCCGTTTAAAACCTTAACCTTCTTAGAACTTTCTTCAAACATATCTAGCTGACTTTCAAGTGTTTCCATTCTTAAACGCAAAATCTCACATCTAAAGCTTGATGTCAACCGTCTAACCTGCACAGTCAGCGATGTCAGCAGCGGTCCGCTAGCCGCGTCCAAGTTTCCCTGTTAGTTAAGGAGAGGCCCGGGCGTTTCTAGCGGAACGCACCGGGCCTTTCCCATTAAGGCCCCGTAGGGTTCCGGCCACGTAATGCCATAAATGCCCCGGACGCTTTAAACGGCGATACAGTCAGCTTTGCTAGGTTGGACGAGAAATCCATAACGTAGATTGTGGGGGCTTCAAGCGGTATGGTCTGGGGGTTCTCGGTACTCAAAAAGGGGTAGTAAGATGTCCAACTGAAACTCTGAGCTAGCTCTTGGAGGAATCAGCAAACGGCAAAAAGACAGCATAGGGCGACTCCCTATGGAAGCCCCCGGTATCTAAAAAGGGGTAGTACATAAAAGTTCTCCCTTGATGTTCCTGCCGGGGCTCGTCTACGCCTCGCCCTAGCGGGGATCGGAAAAAACATACATTCAATTTCTTAACCTAAACCCAACAAAACAAATGATGACACTAATATGCACCGGACTCGGATTCCTTATCGGAATCGTCGTAGGAGTTGTGATTCAGTCGGAGAACGGCCCTGACCGGGAGGACTTTGAATGAGCACTCCACTCGAATCCTTAGACTTCAAGTGGGTAAGGCAAGAGGCTCTTCAGAACCTCTGCACGCTTGGATACACGACCCTAGAGAAGGTGGCTCAGATGGATGACCGCTTACTCCTCCAGATTCGGGGGATTAGCCAGAGGTCCATCAACACCATCAAGCAAGTCGCCCAAGAGCGCGGCATTGAGTGGACTGGAAAGCCGATCTCCGGGAAGAGCCCTGCGATGATCAAGAGCTTCAACAATGATCGGGCTCTCCGCGACTACTTCGCGGCGCAGGCCCTCAACGGAACATTGTCCAAGGGGTTTGGCAGTCCCGTATCCGTGCAAGAGGTAGCCCGTATCTGCTACACCCTTGCAGACGCAATGATGAATGAACGGCTGAAGGCTGAAAAGGAGGAGAAAGAATGAACCACGCAGAAGAAGCCATCAGGCTAATTACCGGGGACCGGAATGACAGTTACGGCACCCCAGATCAGGATTTCAGCGGCATCGCCGCGATGTGGACTGGGCTCCTCAACACCCGGCTCACCAGCCCCATCACCGCAGAGGATGTTCCCCTGATGATGTGTGCCTTAAAGCTTCGGAGACAGGCACATAAGCCGAAGGACGACAATTTGATTGACGCGCACGGGTATCTCCTGTGCCTTCAATGGATGCAGACGGGGATTCGCCCCGTCGTAGGAAACCAAACACAGAAACCAGCACACAATGAAGACTAAGAGACCGGCCCTCTACAGCCCGGCGGCGATGGCCGCCTATTTCCTCGGACGTGCCGAGACCCATCGGCTGAACTCTCAATTCGAAACTCGGAACCACTTTCGGCAAGGAGCCCGGGCTATGATGCGGGCCAACGCCCTCCGAGCAGCTTATTGGATTAAGCAGATCGGAGGTGCATCTTGATCAACGAACACGGCGATATGATCGCCATCACCGCCTACTACCGCCGGGAGGCTGAGCTGGCTGCCCAGATTCAGGCTCTGATGCCCATCGTTGAAGCCGCCAAGGCCTATGTGGACTACGACATTGAGGGCGAGTCCACGCTCTGGCCGGAGGCTAATCAGAAGTTCGAGGCCTTGAAAGCCGCCGTTGAGGCGAGAAAGGAGCAGCTGTGCCAATCGCAAACGTCACCGACATCAGCAAGGATCACGTTGCCGAGGCCATTGCGCGAATGGAGATGGACATCAAGACCGTCGCCAGATCGCACGCAGGGTTGAGCAGCGGCCATCTAAAGTTGCTAGACGAAATTGCTTCGCTACAGCGTAAGAACGCCGCGCTGCTTGTAATATTTAGAGCCGCAAAGGCTTTCACGGATTACAAACGCGAGGGTGCAGCATTGGGATGGCCGCATTGGCACAGTAAGTTTGATGCGCTCAAATCCGCCGTAGACGACGCACGAAAGGATAAGCCGTGAGCAACACACCGAAAACACACGCAGCCAAAATCGAGTGTGGATTTCAAGCCGTGCCCGATTCATTCCTTAAGTTCGCCCAACAATTAGAGCGCGAGAACGCTTCGCTGCGGGCGGATAAGGAGCGGTTGGACTGGCTTACAGACGCTCTCGATTGGGTTGAGCTTGGAGACTGCGTTCCTACCGATTACGATGCGGAAGGTCGCAGCCGTCTAGATGCTTGGAGACTTGCCATCGACGCCGCACGAAAGGAGCAGGAATGAACGCCAAACTCGTCAGCATCACCCAACCTTGCGCCGACCTCATCGAGCAGGGCATCCTCACCGCAGACGACTTGATCGCCTACTGCGCCCGGGTTAGCAACCCGTCGAACCAACTCAACACCGAGACGGCTCCGCGCCTCCTCGCCTACTGCATCCGTCACGGGCATTGGAGTGTGTTTGAGACGGCGAGTATGACCGTGGAGGTGGAGACTAGCCGGGCGATTGCCGCCCAGCTTCTGCGCCATCGCTCGTTTACCTTTCAGGAGTTTTCCCAAAGGTATGCGGTTAGCTCTGCGGTGGAGCCCATCGAACTGCGAAAGCAGGACGCGAAAAACCGCCAAGCATCTGGCGAGGTAATCACCGACCCTGATCTGCTGCGCGGGGTGGACGCCATTGTGGCTGACGCCTACGAGATGTACGGATGCCTAGTTGCGCGGGGCGTAAGTAAGGAGACGGCTCGGATGATCCTTCCTTTGGCGACCCGCACTCGGATGTATGTCACCGGAAACGTCCGAAGCTGGCTGCATTATTTCGAGCAGAGGTGCGCCGAGCATACGCAGACGGAGCACCGCGAGCTAGCCAACCTCATCAAAGCAATCTTCGCTAAACAATTCCCGAATGTCTTCAACGCCATTAACACAAAGAGCACAGCTTGATGTCCTTCAATGCGGACGCCCGGCCAAAGTAAAGGCCGAGTTCGCCGCCAAACTAGAAACACAGATAAATGACCTCACAGCCTTCATCCGCGACCCCGCAGTCTTCCAACACCTCAGCGTGGAACAAATCGCCCGGCTCGACTCTATCCTTACGGATACGGTTTGAGAACGCGATGCGTGCGGGGATGACCCTCAAGCAATTGAAGGACGCATTCCCGGAGGTCGACCCGAAGAACATCGCCCAGCGCATCACCACGATGGGCTACCAACGACATTTCCTCACCAACGAGGAGTTCAAACACATCCTAGCCCGCAGAAAGATCACAAATGAAACTACCACATAACGAAGAGGCTGAGAGGATTGTCCTATCAGTCGTGATGAACGAGGGTCCATCGGCCCTCTTGAAGGCTCTGGACTACAAGGTCACGGAGGCTTGGTTCTACAACGCATTCGCCAAGGTGATCTGGAAACAGGTCAACGAGGCTCACATCAAAGGAATCGGACTGGAGCCGCACATCATCTGCGCGGAACTCAAGAAGTCCGACCCTGACCTCCGCAAGGTGGGCGGGATGCAGAACTTCGCTGACATCTCAGGAGCCTCGCCTACGCCCCTAGCGTTCGCTTATAGCCTAGATGCCCTGCGGGATGCGTATCAGGCCCGGGAGCTGGCTGTTGTGGCCTCAGAGACGACGCAAATGGCCCTAGCCGGCAAGCCGCAGGTTGATGAGTTCGTCGCCAAGATCAGCAAGGTCTTAGCTATCCGCAATCAGACGGCGACTCAGGTGAGCCTAAAGGACGCCGCGAGTCAGGTGATGGCGGATCTCGCTAAGCTTCTCTCCGGGGAAGCCGAGCAGACCGGAATGACTTGGCCTTGGCCGGATATGACCAAGGAGTTAGGTGCCGCGACTGGTGGTGAACTGATCGTCATCGCTGCTCGTCCGGGTGTCGGTAAGAGTTCTATGGCCCGCGACATCTGTCGCCACTTCGCGTCCCGATATGGCGACACGCTCCTCTTTTCGCGTGAGATGCCAGTTAAGAAGGTCTGCAAAGGACTGGCTGGGATGATGTCGGGCGTCTCCGTCCGAGCCATTGAATCCCGGCAAGCCAATCCCTACCAGATCAAAGCCTTTGAGAACGCCCTGAAGGAGATTGAGGTGAACCTGTCCAAGAAGCTGCACATCTTCGACTCGGATCGGAACCCAGCTCAGATCGCCGCCCGCATCGAAGCGTGCAAAGCGTTTATGTCGGTGAAGGCTGTGGTCATCGACTACCTTCAGCTCTACGTGCCGCCGCACGGGAAGGGGGAGACGCGGGACATCGCGATTGGACAGACAACCCTAGCCTTCAAGGATCTCGCGGTCTCAATGGGCATCCCTGTCATCCTTTTGGCTCAGGTGAGCCGGGAGGTAGAGAGGGAGAACCGCATTCCCCGCCTCTCTGATCTTCGGGAGTCCGGCAACATCGAGCAGGATGCGGATAGGGTCATCTTCATCCACCTCCCCACGGAGAACTCAGAGGGTGGCACGCAGAGCCTCAACGACCAGACCGTCCAGAACCTAGAGGTGGAGATCGTGCAGGCCAAGGGCCGGGACAACGGCTGTGCCTCTATCCGAATGGTCTTCAACCGTCCAACCACCAAGTTCCAACAACTCGCACGATGAACGGCAAAGGCGATTCGCCAAGGAATAATCACTCGGAAGCCTTTCGTACTGGCTGGGATATGGTTTTCGGCAAAGAAAAGGCTTCCCTTTCTGGGAACAATCCACCACAAGAACAGCGACACAAAGATGATAAAAATGAGACCAGACAGAGACACGTACGAAACGCAGCTCGCTAAGGCTGCGATGGTGATCAGCGGTTTTCTGAACCGCTTTGAAGAACCCACCTGCCAAGAGCAGGCTGAGGTTGTCGAAATGGCCCTGCTTTGGATTGAGGAGACTAACAACATAATGGACGACACAAATGAAAACATCGGACAAAATTGACCTGATCTCGGCCGCTCTGCTGGCCGCTCAACGCGAGGTGGAGAACGCGTCTAAGGACGCCAAGAATCCCCACTTCAAGAACAGCTACGCTTCCCTCGGGAGCGTGATTGAGGCCACTAAGGCCCCGCTCAACAAGGCTGGCATCGTGGTGCTCCAGACGCTCGGAGACGGCGGGGACCGGGTGCACCTGACCACCCGCCTCCTGCACACCTCAGGGCAATGGATCGAGGACACGGCTAGCTCCCCGCTGCCCAAGGCTGACCCGCAGGGAGTGGGTTCGGCCACGACCTATCTGCGTCGCTATGCCCTCGCTGCCTTCCTCTGCATCACGCAGGAGGACGACGACGGTGAGGCCGCTCGTCCCGCTAATCCCGTAGTCAAGAACTACGTGCCCAAGCCCGTCCAGAAGGACGATCCTTTCTGATCCGCAACCTAAACCAACACTAATATGAACTACGACAACACCAATAAGGGCGTTCTCTTCCGCGATGCTAACAAGGAGGAGGGCTCCAAGAAGCCGGACTACACCGGTAAGATCGACGTTAACGGCAAGGAATACCGCCTCGCTGGCTGGCTCCGCGAAGCCAAGACCGGCGGTAAGTTCCTGTCGCTGTCCATCAGCGAGCCCCGCACCAACGCCAAGCCGTCCTCCTCGGACGAACTCTGATGCATTGGTACACCACGGAAGGCGCGGCTGCACACACGCAGCCAACCAAGAAAGGTGCCAAGAATCCTTTCCGGGCCACCACGATTCGGGACGCGAAGGAGCAGAAGCTCCTTCCTTCCATCACCGGCATCCTGTCGGTCATCGACAATCCGGCTCTGAACCGCTGGAAGATGGGCAAGGTTGCGGAATACTGCTTCAATGCTCCTCCCATCGGGGATGAGCAGATGGACGAATACGTCGCCAATGCCCTTTCCAAGGCATTAGACGAGGTTTCGGACGCTGCTGAGCTTGGCACCCGCATCCACGCCAACATCGAGGCACACCTCAAGGGACAGCCTGTTCCTCACGATGGCATTGAGTTGGGGATGGCTATGGACGCCATTGAAAAGGTGTATTCGGAGGATCTGATCATCGCAGACTCCGAGGTGACCGTTGTTTCACAAGAGTACGGCTATGCCGGAACCACGGACCTTGCGGTGACCAAGGGTGCGCTGTGCGGGATCTTGGACTTCAAGTCCACCAAGACTCAGCCCGGCGAGCCCATCACCAGCAAGTTCGGCCACCTGCCCCAGATTGCGGCCTACCACGTCGCGTACTGGTGCAACGGTGGACCCATCAAGGAGAACTCCGTAGGCTACAACGTCTACATCTCCACGACGGAACCCGGACGCATTGAGGTCGTTGAATACTCAGCCGCTGAGATGCGCGAGGCGTTTGAACTGTTCTGTTCTGCAGCCCAAATCTGGAGGTACAAGAATGGCTACGATCCCCGCCGGGCTTAGTGTGGGCGACTGGCAGAACATCCGTAAGTGCGTAGCAGTACGTGCCGGGATGACCCAAGCCTTCAACCCCCAGACTGCCAAACAGCTCTGGAAACTCCACGACAAGCTTGCGACGTTCACCTCTCCGAAAAGTAAGCCGAAAACGGCAGCAAGCCCTGAAGCTCTATCGGGAGCTGAAGGCTGATTATTTGTCAGTCAACCCGTCCTGTGAGTGCTGCCAAAAGCGGGACGCACAGGACATTCACCACAAGCTTCCCCTCGGGCGTGGGGGGAAGCTCTGTGACACTCGCATCTTT